CAAGTAGTAAAAAGAAATTAAGTAAAGGGGCTAAAAGTAGCTATGGACAATGGTGTGAAAAGAATGGTATAAAGTATCACGACAGGATCATTCCCCTCGAATGGTTAGAAGAAAAAGGTAAGGACATGCATCCATCGTTGATACATTGCCCCTATAGAAAAGTAAAAAGGAGATGACACTTATGGTAGAAGACAGAATATTTTTAGACTTCAATGCAAATGATTACATCATTAGGTTAACACCTTTCTTAGATAAAAAGGGCGAATGGACAGGTGAGTTACTAGTGGGTACTGTAACTACAGACGAAAACGATATGTCAGATGAAGATCACTACAACCTTATGGGAATAACTAAAATGGTATGTGCGTCAGTACCAGCTATGGAAGAAGATGATTATGTTCGTGACAAACTCAATGCTATAATAGAAAGAGTTGAAGATGGGCAAGAAGAAGATACACCAGATGCTACAGTAGATAGCGTAGAAGAAAATGTAATCAACGTTAACTTCAAACAACGAGGGAGTAAGACATGAAAGCACTAGAGGATGATGACATGGTAAATTCACCTGCACATTACAACTTTGCAGGTGTAGAATGTATTGATGCTATTCGTGCAGCTACAGGTGAGGAAGGTTTCTCATTCTATCTACAGGGTAACATTATGAAATATCTATGGCGGTTCAAGTATAAGAATGGCGTAGAGGATTTAAAGAAAGCACAGTGGTATCTCAACGTACTGATTGAGGATCAAGATGATAGTTAAAGTATTCTTAACCCTTAACATAGACGAGAAGGAGTATCAAATGCCAGCAGACTATCTTATAAACGATGAGATAAGAGAAGCCCTACAAGAGTTTATCTACGATGTAGATGGTATGACGATCCAATCAATTAAAACAATAGCGGAGTAGACACATATGAACAACTTTTTACCAACAGATTACCAAGCCTTCATACATACTTCACGGTATGCACGTTGGTTAGACAACGAGGGACGCAGGGAGTCATGGACAGAGACAGTAGGGCGATACATAGATAACGTAGTACGTAAGGTAGCATCTGTATCTACTGTACAAGTAAGTAAGATTGAGGAAGCTATCCTTAGCTTAGACGTTATGCCATCTATGAGAGCAATGATGTCGGCTGGCCCTGCATTAGATCGTGACAACACCGCAGGGTTCAACTGTAGTTACTTACCAGTAGATGATCCTAAGTCATTCGATGAGGCTATGTACATCCTTCTCTGTGGCACTGGGGTAGGCTTCAGTGTTGAGCGTCAGTTCATTAGTAAGCTACCAGAAGTACCTGAGTTGTACATTAGTGAGACAACTGTAGTAGTTAAGGATAGCAAAGAAGGTTGGGCTAAGGCACTACGTCAGGTACTGGCGTTACTGTGGGCAGGTGAGATACCTAAGTGGGATGTAAGTCAAGTACGCCCAGCGGGTGCAAGGCTCAAGACATTCGGCGGTAGAGCTAGTGGCCCTGCACCTTTGGTTGAGTTGTTTCACTTTGCTGTGTCAACATTCAGGGCGGCACAAGGACGTTCACTGTCAAGTATGGAGTGTCACGATCTTATGTGCTTCATTGGTAAGATTGTAGTTGTCGGTGGGGTACGCCGTAGTGCTATGATTTCATTGAGTAATCTTAGTGATGATCGTATGCGTCACGCTAAGTCAGGTCAGTGGTGGGAAGCTGCAGGACACCGTGCGTTAGCTAACAACTCAGTATGTTACACAGAGAAGCCAGACATGGAAACATTCATGCGTGAGTGGATTTCTTTAGTGGAAAGTAAGTCAGGTGAGCGTGGCATCTTCAATCGTCAGGCTTCAAAGAAGCAGGCAGCTAAGAATGGTAGGCGTGATCCTAATTATGAGTTCGGGACTAACCCGTGCAGTGAGATAATTTTACGCCCATACCAGTTTTGTAACTTAACAGAGGTAGTTGTACGAGCAACAGATGATATTGATTCTTTAGCAGAGAAGGTACGTATGGCTACTATCCTTGGTACTATACAGTCTAGCTTCACAAAGTTTCCATACCTGCGTAAGATATGGGCTAAGAATACAGATGAGGAACGTCTGTTGGGTGTGTCACTTACAGGCTTGATGGACAACCCATTGATGACATTGAAGAACAAAGGACTAGGAGAAACACTTGAACATCTTAAAAGCATTGCCGTTGATACTAATCGTGAGTACGCTGGGCTACTTAATATACCTGTATCTACAGCTATTACTTGCGTTAAGCCTTCCGGTACGGTTTCACAACTCGTTGACAGTGCCTCTGGAATACACGCCAGACACAGTAACCACTACATCAGAACCGTTAGAGGAGACAACAAAGACGGACTAACACAGTTTATGAAAGACCAAGGCGTACCACATGAGTCATGCGTTATGAAGCCTGACACTACGACAGTGTTCAGCTTTCCTATTAAGTCACCTAAGAACTCAGTGACACGTAACGACATGACTGCCATTGAGCAACTGGAGACATGGTTAATGTATCAACGCCACTGGTGCGAACATAAACCAAGTATTACTTGTACAGTTTTGGACAGTGAGTGGATGGCAGTGGGTGCATTTGTGTACGAACACTTTGATGAGATGTCAGGTGTGTCATTTCTACCACACTCTGATCATAGTTATCAGCAAGCACCCTATCAAGAGGTGGACAAGGATGTATACAATGTGTTACTAAAGGCTATGCCTAAGAAGATTGATTGGGCTGGGCTGTCTGAACACGAGAAAGACGATAACACTAACGCCATGCAAACGTTAGCATGTAGTGGTGATTCATGTGAAATTGTAGACATCTCGTAAGAGGTGTTTACACTAACCTAAAGGAGAATATAAATGGTAAAAGTAACGTTAGACGATATTGAATATGAGTCAGATGACTTCACTGACTTGCAAAAGAATATGCTATCAGAAATAAACTACAACAAAAATGTACAGACTCAGTTAAACTACCAACTACAAAGTGTGATGACTGCAGCTAATGTACTACTAGTTAAACTAAAAGAAAACTTATCCACTAAAACAGAATCGGAGTAACACACATGGCCGCAGCGTATAGAAAACCATTCTCAAGTAATCTTTATAGCAAGTACGATGACGTAGCTAAGAGGGCGCTCATTAGTCACTTAGTCAAAGAGGGTCACGAGTTGTTAGATAGTACAGAGTCTTATGACGCAGACCTTATAACACAAAAGGGCAACGTTACTTACTACAGTGAAGCAGAAGTAAAGACAGCATGGAATGGTGATTGGCCGCCTCACTGGGCAGAGATACGTATACCTGAACGTAAGAAGCGCCTACTAGGTAAGCATCACAGCAACCTAAAGTTCTACATCTTTAGTGGTGATCTATCTAAGGCGTGGTGTATTGACAGTTCTCTATTAACGGAAGACAAACTAAAGGAAGCAAGGGGACGAAACATAACTAACGGGGAACAGTTCTATCACGTACCCTACAAACAAGCAAAACTTATTAAACTAATATAAGGAGATCATCCTATGATAAAGAAGACTAGAGCGTCACGTGGTTTGGGAAAGTACGATGCACCCTTAAAGGTTCAGTACAATATGGGGTATGATGGTTTCAGGTACAACCGTCATGTCAATCCATTCCATAAAGATACGATGCAGTATCGTGAGTGGAATAGGGGATTTGATAAAGCCTATTTCGATAACATGAAACGGGTAAAAGATAATGAAGCTAGAACAAGAAGTAGAACAGTTCCTCAAGGAGAAGTACAACATGTCTGATTTTAATGCGTATCAACGAATGGCAGCAAAGACTGCTATCTATCCTGACGAACACCGTATCATGTATCCCGCACTGGGACTAGCAGGTGAGGCAGGTGAGGTAGCTAACAAGGTTAAGAAACTCATACGTGATGGGCCAGACGGTAGGCCAGATGATTGGCGAGAACAAATCTCTAGTGAGATAGGAGATGTGTTATGGTACTGTGCTGCATTAGCAACTGATCTCAACCTGACACTGGGTATGATAGCAGCAATGAATGAGAAGAAGCTATCAGCCAGACACAAGGCAGGAACAATAGGTGGTAGTGGAGACACACGATAGACAAAAAAAGAGGGGGCTTAATTGCCCCCTTTTCTTATTTAGATAGTTCTATTAGTGTCTCTAGGTCCACAGCTTGTGAGACTTTAGGCGGCCTACCAAAGTTAGTATAGAACCTTGATATAGCAACCTTCCTTTTCTCTTTACCTAACCTACCGAAACGTTCACTAAGTATTACCGCTTCGTCTGTACCCATAGTTCTTAGATCACTTACACTA